TACCACAAGGAAATAAGCCATGATGCAGTTCAAGGCATTTAAGCCACAGGCACTTAATAAAATTGCAGGGGCTATGGGATATCAGGGTGATATGTCACAGTTCCAGCAGTTTATTGAGGAAGACCCACAACGTAAAGCACAGATGGATAGATATACCAATGCTGCACGTATGATGGCTAAAGGCGGTGTGGTTAAGATGCAGACAGGTGGTAACATAAGCCCCGGTGGTGGTAGTGGTGGTATTCAGGCTGGATTGCCCGGTGGTCCTGCAGCTACAACTACACCAACAGCTACAGCCACTACTCCCACAGCACAAAACCTAAAGATTGGTGATGTAACTGCAGACCGTATGTATAATCCTGCTGTGCCAGTAGGTGGTGTAACACAAGCAGCAGCAACACCTGTAACTGCAGGTCAGGAACTTGACCCACAAACAGGTATGCTTACAGGCAGTGTTGCAATTCCAACTGCACTAGCACAAACAGCACAAGCTACTGCACCACAGCAACAACAAGCTAACCTAATGCAAGCACAACAAGCTGCACCTGCTGTAGATGCTGCTGTAGGGGCTGTACAAGCGGCACAGGCTAACCCTCAAGACCCACGGGCGCAGGTAACTGCTGCACAGCAAACAGCCTCTTCTGTGGGCAACCTACAGGCTGCACAGGGCAATGCCATTCTGATGAATAATCCTCAACAGAGGCAAATTCAGGCAGGTGAACTTATTAGTGGTACAGGTGTAGATGCTACTAAAGCTGCACAGGCTACTGCTCAGACACAAGCTGCTGCTGCATCAGCACAACCATCACAACAAGCACTTGTACAGGGTCAGCTTGCTAATCTAGCTAATCAGTTTACTGGTGCTAATCCACCTGCATGGGCTGCTGGTGCTATTCGTGTTGCCAATGCACAGATGGCTGCACGTGGTTTAGGTGCTTCATCACTGGCTGGTCAGGCTATTGTGCAAGCAGCTATGGAAGCATCACTTCCAATTGCACAGGCAGATGCAAAAATAATTTCTTCGTTTGAAGCACAAAACTTATCTAATCGTCAACAGTCAGCAATGCTTGCTGCAGAGCAACGTGCTAAGTTCTTGGGTCAAGAGTTTGACCAGACATTCCAAACAAAGGTACAAAATGCTGCACGTGTAGCTGATGTAGCAAATATGAACTTTACTGCTGAACAGCAGATTGCTTTGGAAAACTCACGTATTGCTAATACAATGAATTTAAATAACCTGTCTAACCAGCAAGCTATGGTAATGGCAGAGGCAAGTGCATTATCACAACTTGATACAGCTAACTTAAATAATCGTCAACAAGCTGCTGTGCAGAATGCAGGTAGCTTCTTGCAAGTTGATATGGCTAATTTATCAAATGCACAACAGACAGACTTGTTTAAAGCACAACAACGTGTGCAGTCATTGTTTACTGACCAAGCAGCAGAAAATGCAGCACGTCAGTTTAATGCGAGTTCACAAACTCAGGTTGACCAATTCTTTGCGAACCTTGCTAATCAGGTATCACAGTTTAATGCATCACAAATAAATGCTCAAGGACAGTTTAACGCTGGACAAGCAAATACTATTGAAAGATTTAATGCTGAACTAAATAACCAGCGTGACCAGTTTAATGCACAGAACCAATTGGTAATTGGACAAAGTAATGCACAGTGGCGTAGAGAAATTGCTACTGCTGATACCGCTGCAATAAACCGTGCTAACGAACTTAATGCTGCCGCTATACTAGACATTAGTAAAACTGCATATGATAATCTGTGGCAATATTATGGGGATACTATGGAGTGGGCATGGACATCTGCTGAAAGCCAACTCGATAGGATTAATGCTTTGGCTATAGCAGAACTAGATGCTAAAACACGTAGTAGTATTGCTGGTGAGCAAGGAAAAACTGCAGCAGGTAATGCTATTGGTAGTTTAATTGGTACACTGGGTAGTGCTTTTATTATGAGTTGTTATGTTGCTCGTGAAGTATATGGGCCAGATAACGCACAGTGGTTTGTGTTTAGAACATGGTTAAAGTTTGACGCACCTAAATGGTTTGAAAAACTGTATACAAAGCATGGAAAGCAATATGCTGCTGTAATTAAACACGTGCCGCCACTAAAATGGGCAACTAAAAAGTTTATGGATTTTGTTATAGATAGCAAAAGAAAGAAGCACAATGTCAAGACAGTTTAATCCATCCATTACTATATATAATAGGCTTAATAGAGAAATTAATAGAAAGCCACAACAAGCTGAAGTTAAATCTAAAGGTTTACTCTCTCAAAGAACAGATAAGATTAAACCTAATATGGATGAAGATATCAACCAACCTCTAACACGTGTTAAACAGCACGTGATATCTATACGTAACTATAAGGCAAATAGAAATGCGTAACGAACCTACATTTGACGCACCTATTCCCGGCATGTCCTTAACCCATGAGTTAGGTGCTAGACCGTGGCAAACTCCTGCACAGTTTCCTTCTGTAGATGAGGCTATTCAATACTATATGGAGTCTATGTCTAGTGATGAGTTTATAGACCAACTTATGGATGTTATTGAAATGGGAGTTCCATTAGCTGACATAGCTAACACTATGCAGTTATCTGGTGTTATGGAAGGACTGCACAGTGTAGATGTAGGTGCTTTAATATCTCCTGTTCTCATAGAAATGATGTCTTTCTTAGCAGAAAGTGCTGGTGTAGAGTATGTAGTACAGGCTAAACAAGACAAAGAAGATAAGATATCAGATGCAAAGATGGCTAAGATAATTCAAAAACTAGAACTTACTACTGAAGAAAAAGAAGAAGAAAACGTAGAAGAAGTAAATGAAGAAGCTATTACAGGCTTGATGTCACGGAGACAATAATGGGTTTTGGAACAGGTTTTGCTACAGGTCTAGCTACTAGCGTTGATAGAATGTTGCAACTAGATATTCAGCGCAATATGGACAGGTTGTCTAAAGCAGACACATACCTGCTTCAAAGGTATGAGCAAACTGGTAAACTGGAAGAGGCAGAACTAAAGAAGAAAAAAGAATCTGATGCAAAACTTCTTGAAGAGTTTTCTGAGTTAAAAGAGTTATTAGGTTCAGGTGAACGTGGCGCAAGACGGGCTGTAGCTGCTATAGAAAAGAAGGGCGGTACTATGTCAGGGCTTACTAGGGCGTTGACAGATTTTAGAGAGCAGTCTGAAAAAGGTATTAATTTAGATAAATACTTTACCGTAGCAGAGTCAAAAGATTCACCAACTATAGATATTGATGATGCTTTTATTCTTAATCGCTATGGTTATATGATTGAACGCCCTACAAAACCTACTTTGCCAGAGCAGATGCGGGGCAGTACAGGAATGATGAAGGCTATGTTTGGGCCTGATTTACGTGGGCAAGATGACTTTCCAGAATACAAAAGTCTTATCTCAGATGATTTAACTACTAGAAAAACTGATGACTTTGTTGTTCCTAAAAGCACAATAAACCATGAGGCTGGCTACAAGGCAATGACATTTGCCAAGGAGATGGACGATAGGTATACCGGCTTTGATGAAGGGTTTACTAGACTTCAACAACAAATAGAAGCTGCGGAAACACCGCAAGAAAGAACAAAGTATGAAACAGAGTTAAGTAATCTGATTAAACTGCAAACAAAGATTAAACGGCAGCAAGCAAGAACAACGGGAACAGATACAGTAGAGTCTGTATTTAAAGACCCGTTGAAAGCACAGAATCTGATAAAAAAAGTATACGACAGGGCTACTGCACCATACTATGAGACAGACCTTGAGAATAATATTCGTAATGCATTAGAGGGAACTGAGGCACAAACCTTTGAAGCATTGTTTGATGCACAGGAAGATATCAGAGCAACCTATACAACAGGTGAAGGTGCAGATGCATTTATTGACCCGCTGTTAGATAGGCTTCTAAAACAAGAAAAAGAAAGAGTACAGGGGCAAGTAGACGGGTATATAACAGGTAAAGTATTTGACTTTATGGAAAAGAAACGTGAAATGCCCGGTGCAAGTGATGCACAAGTTGTGCAAACATTAGACAAGTTTGATATAACCACCGCAGCCGAAGCAAATGATAAGATGAAAAAGGGTATATATAAGCCCGGAACAGTTATTCAGTATGAAGATGCTAACGGTAACATTAGGGTAGTTGTATGGACAGGAACTAAACCTCTTCCCGGAAACTTCTAATGCAAAAAGATTTTATGGACATACTACAAGGTGGGTCTACTTCTTCCTCACCTTCATTCTCTATGCCTACATCTCCTATGCAGGATGATGAGGATACAAAAGATTTTATGTCTATTCTTGACTCTGCTCCTGTTGTAGATAGGGCAGAGGTTGAAGTACAAGCTATAACAGATATACCTGAAGCTGTACCCGAAGTAGAAGAAGAACCTGAACTGACACAAGAAGAGTTGCAGTTCTATTATCAAAGTGAGTACGCTGACCTGTTTGACGATGATGGTCAGCTTACTGATGTACCACGTGCTGTTGAACTAGGTATTATAGATGACCCAGATAATCCGGGTTACAAAGTTCAAAAGGATGGTGGTATTATACCTACCCCACCTACTCGTCAAATAATCTTTAATGATATAGGAAAAAGAATGGATGCGGAGCGTAGCAATATGCTCACGCAAATGTCTCGTCTTGAGCGTAGTAAGTTTGAGAGGGAAGAATCTCGCAAAACTATCTTAGAAGCTGCTGAAGAAAAGGGCATGGCTGAAGATGATTTTATTGAGCAAGTTCTTATACCAAGCATAGACCCAGAGGAGTCACCTTACTTACGTAAGTTCTTTGACTATACAGGTGCATCAGGATTTAATATACTTAACTCCGTAGGTACAGGCTTAGATGTTACTGCTGGTGGATTTAAAGATGCTATGCAAGCAATTGCAGAAACCATGCAAGATAATATGCCAGACGTATACGATGCTATGAATGTAGCTTTAGTAGGTGCAAAACAAACTCCTGAACAATTTGCTGAGAGTGCAGGAGATGAGGCATTTAATTTTCTTACATTTGTAGATACAATACCTGCTATGGGTATAATTGCAAGACCTTTAGCTGGTGCTACAAAGGCACAAAAAGAAAGCATTAAAGCCACTGAACAGTTAAATAAAGCTATTGAGGTGCAGAAAAAAGCTACCACTAAAGAAGCTAAAGCAATTGCAGGTAAGAAGGTCAAAGCTGCACGTGAAAACCTTGATGCTGCAGTTGCGAAGGAAATGGCTGACCGTGATGCACGTGATATCAAGGCACAAATTAAAGCTGACAAGAAGTGGAATAGAAAACTAAACGTCAATAAAGCACGTAACATGACTGCCATTGAGGAGACAGAGAGAGCAGCAGAAGCTGCACGTGTAGCTGAAGGTAATCGTGATATTGCAGAGGATATGATACGTGCCTTTGAAGATGAGACAGGTGAGATTATCTCATTAACAGATGACGCAGGTAGACTACGCATAGACCCTGACAAGGCACGTGCTGTAGGACAAAAGAAAACAGAGGATATACTGTCGGCTGAAAGAAAGGGCATGACAGGTGGTGCTGATGTTACTGTAAATGATTTAGCTGCTCTTGCAACAGGCAAAGACTCTTTAGTAGTAGGCATCGTAGACCCAGCTAAGTTTGACGGTATTGTGGCTGCTGCTGCTGACCTAAAGAAAGCCAACCCAGATGCGTTTAAACCAAGAGTGTGGGAATATGGTCCACGTAAAGGCAAAGAGTATACTGTAATTGACCATCTGTTTGACTTGACAGTTAACAAAGACTTACTGGCTGGCGATGAACTGCTTGACATGTTAAACAGATACGGTGTGTCGTACGAGGATTATGTTCTTGCTATTGTAGGTTCAGGTTCCACCGCAGGTAAAGTGTTAAACAAGCTATCGCAGATTAAACGTGCAAGACCGGGTAATGAATTAGATGCTGCAAAAGAAGCAGCTACTGCACAGGCTCAAGGTGCTATCCGTAAAACTGTAATGCGTATAGAAAATATACGTAGAGGGGGCATGGTTTCACAGCTTGCTACTGCTGCACGTAACTTAACATCTGCAGGTATACGTGCGCCACTAGAAGGTATTGGTAACGTAATGGACAATGCCCTGTGGAGTCTATCTAACGAAGGTATACTTGCCGCAGGTAAGCAGCTTAACCCTCTGTCTGCCGGGTTTAAAGATAGCTTTAGGTCATTAAGATATATGTTTGGACCTGAGTACGCTACAGCTACACGAGAGTATGTAGATTTTATCTTACAGCAACCTGAAATTGCAAAACAGGCAGACTTATTATTTAACAACATTAATGAAATTCAAAGGCTGACAGGTAGAGGTGAGGCCAAAACACCTTTTGGTAAATATGTATTAGACCCAGTGTTGTCCACAGCAGAAGATGGGGTTATGTTTCTTAATGGGCCAAACCGTTGGCAGGAACATCTGATAAGACGGGGTGCTTTCTTCGGTGAATTAGAACGGTTGGTTAGACGTGAGTACAAGGTAGATTTTATTGAGGCGTTAAACAACGGTAAGATTCGTGACTTCATGAATGATGCAAGTTCTGTGCGTCCAGAAGGTGCAAGGTCATTTATAAACATAGTAGAAGAAGCCACACAAAAAGCCCTAGATATTACTTACGCAAAACAACCTGACGTTTTAATATTTAGAAACTGGTCACAGTTTATTGTCCGTAATGGTTTGACCACTGTGCTACCTTTTCCTCGCTTTATGTTTAATAGCTTGGAACTAATGGGTCAGTATATGGGTGGAGCATCTATTCCTTTAGCACGTAAGTTAACAAATATAGTAACGCTAGGACGTGTAGGCAAAGGCAAGTTGTCTATGAAAGATAGACAGCGTATATCTCGTAACCTTGTAGGCATGGGTGCATCTGCACCACTACTGCCAGCAGCAATAGGTGCTGCATTGGATGACGATGCATCTAATCAGGAACAGATAGGTGATGACTTACTATCAATAGGTATATTTGGTGCTGCTTATCAGTATAGAATGATGCCTGATGCTCCTGCAGATTATAAGTTTATGACTGCTGATGATGGTAATGTTATTGATACAACCACACAATATCCTATGAGACAGTTTTTATATATAGGTGAAGCAACCAAGCGTTTACAAGAAGGCACATTTGATGAGTTTTTTGATAGTAAAGAGTTTAACGAAACTTTCTTAGGTACAAATATACGCACAGGTGTAGGTGCTGGCATTAGTCGTGAGATATTAGATATTGTTGCGGGTAGTGATATTACCGCATCTGAAAGAGCAGCTAAAGGTTTCGGTAGGGCAATAGGAAATTATTTATCTTCTTGGGCTGTGCCTTTTGCACAGGTTATAGAGACACAACGTGCTACAGGGGGAAGAGGGTTAGAGTATAAAGATGTTGCTGATGACCCAACACTTAATGCGTGGAGTACATTTAAGCACGAGATAAACAGACCATTTAAACAACGTGGTTTTACAATCTCTCCTGAAGAAGAAGCTAAGTTACCACCACGTGAGTTCTTGTTCAAAGAGGATGCAGAACGTGTGTATCCATTTGCTCGTGTAATTGGCGGTCTGTCCTTCAGTGAGGCTGACTCAGCAGAAGGTGAATACATCAAAAAGCTAGGTCTGTCTGAGTTTATGTTGGGAAGTAACTCTCGTGTGCCTAGCATTCGTAGGTTTGAGAATCAAACATTGCGAGAGGTCATACCTGAAATTGTATCTGTAGCACGTACACGAGAAAAACAATTGCGTATACAATACAGATTTGCCAGAGATGCTGTGAAGAAAAAGTATACAGAAGAAGAGTTTGTGTTGCAGAATGTCAGGCCTCTAATTACTAAACAGATAGGTAAGATAAAGCGTGACATAACAGAACAAAAGAAGCTGTCTGCTAAAGCACCTGCTTACACATCAGCATTGATAAAGTTTAGAAGATTACCACCCGATATACGCACACAGGCTATATCACAGTTTGTACTGCAAAAGAATAAAGAACCTGATGTAGCAAACATCAATGACTTTGAAGACTTAGAGTCACTACATAAAATTGGTAAAGTATTACTAAGAAAGCAAGGGGGCCGTTAAGCCCCCAAGTTTTTATCCACGTAGTATAGGAACAGTAGGTATCCTATCCATATTAATCCGAGTTCAACCATATCCATATATCTCCCGGTCCTGTACGTATGCACTCGCATACAGTGTTAATAACAGCCATGCTGATTACATAACCTAACCACATAGCAACCACACCTAGTATAAGATACATAAGTATCCTACCTATTATCTCCATCACCCCCAAGTGTGCCTCGCTTACTTCGTCCTGACAGTTTAGAGTAATTCTCACTAGCAATATCAGAAAGATTGATACCCAAGTCATTTGCCAAATTAGCGCAGTACCATAGAACATCACCAATCTCCGCTGCTATTTCAAGTTTCTTTACTTCAAATGATTCCTTGTCAGCACCATCCCTGATAAACTTCTTTACCTTGTTAGCAACCTCACCTGCTTCACCAGCCAAACCAAGCGCAGGATAAAGTATCCTGTGCGTGGCTGGATAGATGGCAAACTCAATCGACTTACGTTGATATTCATTCATCTCCATGTCTTTGTACTTCTCCTTCATCCATGCTTTAGCTTGCGTTTCTAAGTCCATCTTCTAACTCCACGAGTATTGCCTCTTCATATGGAATGTGAAAGAAGTGTTCACCCGGTTCAATGCGAAATCCCTGCGCCTCTTTCACTTCCGACTTCTCAAGCAGGGTATCTTTAATGCGCCATGCTTGCTTACAATCCCCACGTATCACATAGAAGTTTAGAAATGTATTGTCTTCCTTTATTTCTTCAAACTTGTTGATGAGTTTGTGCTTACGATACGGGATGCGTATTTCCTTCCATGATGTATTCCAATCACCTTTCCACTGGTTTTTCATTTCTACTTCACTGTAGTAGATGTTACCGTTCTTCTCACTCTTAATATCGAAAGAATAGTTTTCTTCTGAGTCAAGGATAGTATGTCCATTATCCTCAAGGTAAGCAATGATAGTTTCTTTTGCAAGGCTATCGTTCTTACGGTACGAAGACGGTCTAAATCTACGGTTTACTGCTCCTTTAATCGGTTTCATTGCCATCATCATCTCCTTCTGTCTGTTGTGGTATAAAGAACTTAGTTAGCATCTCTAGCTTATCGTGATAGTCAGCTACATGCCCAAGTTCAATCTCTATTGCTTCTTGTATATCCTGATGCTCTCCAATTCCTGCTGGGTTTTCAAGCAACACCTCTATATTAGCAAGATGCTTGTTAATATGTCCAGCAAAATGTGACCGGGCAGCATTAATTAATACTTGTCTTACACTCATTTTCTTTTTCCTTTCCTGAATCTATGTTTGAAGAACACAACTAGGTTGAGAGTGGTGTTTACTGTAATCATTACGAGTATCCACCACTGCCACCATAGCAAATCTAATCCACTACACTCTATCATTATGCAGCAGTTAAGTCAACTACTTCACAAACTCCTGCGGTACATGCTAACTCACGCCCACCTGATGTAGTGTCTTCCTTCTCAAACTCTTGCAATGCAGACCAATCAATTGATATAGGCATCTGTGCCTTCATCTCTTCATACTCTTCTTTAGTACAGTCTTGATATGGTGCTTGCTTATACGTATGTTCACTGAATGGTAGGAAGCTGATGCCTGACACTTCATCAAAGTGTTTATATACCCATGAGCCTACGTCCATCCACTCTTCCTCTTTCACGGAGATTGTTACAGATGGCTTGTGTTCACACCAGTAACGCTGATACATAAGCCACAACTCAAGCTGTTCAATAGCCGACATAGTTGTTCTATGTACGGCATTGGAAGGTGACTTCATTGGGAAGCTAAACACCGTTGTGCTGTCTGGCTTCATTACATCTGGCTCTGCAGGAATACCCTGTGATACCATGAACTGTGTCAATGGGTCTTTATTATCACCACGAACAGTGCGAATGTAGTATGGGTTATGACGAGCATGTATACCTGATGCACTGTCTACCAACTGCGATACTGTGCCTGATGGCTTAACGCATGTAATAGCTGTGGACTGTGGTATCTTTAGCTGCTTTGCCATAGCTTTGTTAGCATCAATAGCCACATCACGTAATGCCTCAAGTGTCTGTCCAATGTTCATACCAAGGTGAGCAGATTTACCTGCTGTTAACTGGTTGTCCATAATACCTGTAAGAGACACACCAAGCAGACGTTCTTCCTCTGTGTTCTTCTTCCATATACTACGCAGATATTTAAAGTCAGTCAGAGTAGATTGGAATGTACCTAGTATTGTAGCCAAGCGTACCTTCTCTGTTAGTGTCTGCTGCGTGTCTGTTTCACGTACAACAACTTCAGACAGGTTGCAGAACTGGTATGGACGTAATATAATTTCACTGCAGGGGTTGCATCCGAAATCTTGTTCCGAATCTCTGCGTCCATTCTTAGCTGCTTGTACCTGTGCAGACTTGCGATTAAATATACCACGCTCACCTGACTTACTTTCGTACAGTGATAGCCACTCACGCATGAATGTACCCATCTGTGGCTTACCTTTGTAGGCAACGCTGTTGTTTGCAAGCGCACGTTGTCCTTCGTTTTCCCACCACATACCTGCTTTTGCATGACTCATCTGGTCATCGTTCAGGTTGGACAGGCTGATGAGTGCGCTGCGTCTGACCCCACCGACAACTACAACCTCACCAATCTTACACATGATGTCGTGACACTCAATGGGAAAGAGTCTACGACCTGCTGCACCTTGAAACTTCTCAATGATAAACTGAAAGAGTTCTTCCAGCGGGGCTGGGCCACTGGCTCTACCACCAAAGGTCTTTAACCTTGCACCTGCAGGACGTACTTCTGATACATCCCACTGTGGTATCTGCCCTGCGTACAGGAGAGAGATGAGTTCACGCAGTGATTTGGCCCAGCCCGGACGTGAATCGCCAACCTTGATGACTGTATCTGTGTGATGCATATCTTCGTTGACGATTGGTAGCTTCTCAATGTTGTGACGTTCAACAGAGAAGCCTACACCTGTGCCACACATAAGTATGTACATTGTCTCATCAAACGCACGTGGGCTATCCACAGGCACATATGAGCAATTGTATCCACCTACATGGCAGCGGTCCAATGCAGGACCAGATGTCATCAAGGCTCTCATGCTTGGCATAATATGTTGGTCAAGAACAGCAGTCTCTAACTCTGCTCTCAGTTCATCAGACAGTTTGTAGTTATGCTTAGTCAGCAGATGTCCAGTAAGATAATCAAAGTATCGTGCGACTGTTTCAGTCCATGTCTCTCTTCTTTGTTCATCCTCTTTCCATCTCGCATAACGAGACAGAGCAATGAAGTTCTGATAATCTGTTGGTAATTGATTGCTAATCATTAGAGTTTACTCCTGTATATATTTAATGTTCTTTATCGTTGCTCCGTCAATGTCATAAAAGTATTCACGGATTCCTTCTTCTATCTCCTCTCCTACATTCTCATCTGCAGGTACAGGATATTCATCTGGGTCTACATCAATAGTCATGAAGACTTTAACTCTCATCATCGTAGCAGCCCTCGACTTCTGTAATCAACTTGTCTAAATACCAACTGGCTTTCTTCAAGTCTTCTGTGCCATTCTTATAACGATAACGCCAAAGATATTTCATAATGTTACCCTGCAGGTAATACTCAAATCCATCCCCTAGTGCTGCAGCAATAGCGTCAATACACTCAACACCTGCTTCATTGTAGTGTGGTGGGCTATTGACCATATCAACACCAGCATATGCTTCCTTTGCTTCTCGTTCAATCTTTTCCATAATATTCTTATAGCTTGTCATTACGCACTCCCTTTTGTCTTTGTACCAAAGTCAATCGTAACTACATTATCCCTACGGTCAACTACCTGTGACTTAGGTTCTACCTCAATAGTATACTCTTTGTCAACATGTTCCATGACATATTCATGTACCGCATCCCGTAAATCTTCATTGTGTTCCATGAGAGGCACAGTTGATGCCATCATTTTACAGAAGTGCATGACTTGATAATAATCTTCATCATCTAAATCATTCTGTGGTTGTGTAATAATTGACAGGTCTATGTCACCTGTCCACGAACCGTCTTTATCTTTGAATGGTCTTATCCGTATTAGGAAGTCCTCAGACCTCATCTTCATTTGTTCTTCGTCCATGTTCACTTGCTCCTTTTCACTTTCTTACCTGCAAACCCTATAAAGCTAGGATGTTTGTTCTTGCCTTTTTCTTTCAGCCATTCCTCTGGAATGATACGTGTGTAGCACATAAACCCATGCTTATCACACCACTCTCCATAGGTAGACTTAGCCCCTTTACGTAACTTTCGTCTGCTGTTCTCAAAGACAAATCGTATATCAAGATTAGGATGCTGCCGTTTGATAGCTAAATGCTTACGCCTATCTGCGGCTGTGAACATTCCTTTTGTCTCAATGATAATGCCATTTGGTAGCACAAAGTCTGGTGTATAGGTACGGTAGGCTAGGTCTTCCCATTCTATCTTAATACATTCGTAACCGAAGTTAATCTTCAGTTCTTTAAGATAGTCTGAAATCTTAACCTCTAAGCCAGACCGATACCCATACTTACGTGCCGCTTTAAACTGCTTAAAGTTAGGCGGCATTACCGAAGGTTTCTCCACGTAAGGCCACTATAACCCATAGCTTTCATTTCTTCACGTATCATAGCATCTGCTTCGTTACGTGCTTCAATGGCTGCTCTCAGACCAGCAGTGCGCTGCTCACGATACTCTTTACGCAGTTCCATGAGATGTGCCTCTGCTTCCTTAATCTGGTCTAATAGTTCCTTTAATTCATCCTGCATTTCTGTACTCCTTTCTTAGTTCAATGTAAGATACAATCTTAGGGTCTTTTGCTTTGGACTTAACGGCAGGTAGTTCTACCATCTTAGGCCAGCAAGCATGTTTATATGAACAGAACGTGCAGTTCTTATTCAGTACAAGGTTGCCTGTCTCTTTGCCGTTGAAGGTTTCTTTCTCAGGCTCAAAACATCTGACTAACTCATCTCCCATAGCACGAGAGATATTGTCTTCAATATTCTGTACCTCTTTATCTACATCTAATCCTGTAGCAGGTACATACTTGAAGTCTCCATTAGCTTTGTTGACAACCCACCAGCCACCAGCTTTCTTGCCAGCAGCCTTTGCATACCCGGCTAACTGCCCGACATATCCAAACGTGTCTCCCTCAGATAAGGTATCGTAAGATTCAAACTTGTGGATGTATGACCAGTTTGAAGCTGATTTAATATCATCAACTGCATCCCGAATGACAATATCATATGAGCCGCTAACAGAAGTATCAGACAACTCAAGAGTAACTTTTTCAGTGTCTTCATATTCTACTCCTGCTTCTTTCAATAGTCCTTTGAAGACAGCCTCAACGATGTCTCCAAGCATCATGTTCATTACGAATGTAGTTGGCTTGGGTAACGCAGTCTCTGGCTTGTTACGTTCAAACCAGAGTTGGCAAGAGGGTCTGCCTACGTTAGACATACGTAAGCGAAACCCATCTCGCTTGTTACCCCCACCAAACTGACGTTGCAGTGCATCTGATACATCTTGCGCTACTTGCTTGATAGTATCAGGTGACATGGTAGTGTCGCCATTAGCAGCTTTCTCCATGTACTGATGCAACGCCAACTCAGCAGGATGGTTCATCATGCAACCTCTTCGTCTTCAAATTCAATGTCAACAATATCGTCAACACCCTCGATATCCTCACCCTCTTGCATGGCTTTCTCTGACCATGAGTTGATGATGTACTCATTGTAGTTCTGTACCCATGTCATGAAGTCACCGAAGTTAGTTTGCTCAACGTCACTAAGTTCAAGTGTCTTAGTCAGGTCCAGAGATACTACAGGAAGGTAAAAGCTATTGCCGTTAGGCAGCTTGCGTTCTTCCGTATTACCAGTGATGCTATGCTGCACTGGTAGACGCTTCATCTTGCTCAACTTAGTGAACACAGTGCCTACATCTTTAAAGGCATCTCTGTTTTCAATCTCCCAGATGAAAGCAGTTTCGGCTACATCCACCGCTTTACCGTTCTCGTCTACTGCATCATGCAGTTCTACCGTGCCAAGCATTACTCGCACACGTTTAATCTGCTTGATAAGTTCCTGTGTCTTCTCAGGCAGTGACTTGAAGTCCTGAATATAACCTGCTGGCTTACCACAGTTGAAGCCACCATCGTTATCTTTCAGGTCAATATTAAGGTTATCTGCCATCACAGTCTTAACGTAGCGGTTTGGCTTATCGCCTGAACCCTTAATAAAACGCTTATACATAAAGCGTTGCAAGTATGGGCGTAATGTTACTGACGTAGCATAGTAAGTTGGCCCATCAGGGATATCCAATTTATATGTACCCCCTTTCACAAGGATACGGTCATTGCCTAAGATAGGCGAATGATTAATACGAAGACGAGCAAGAGTGCTTGCCTTCTCTTTTGTGCTACCACCCTCTGCTGCAATGCCCATAGCTTTAGCCATCTCTGCATAGTTAGCGGTATCAATAGTAGTGATTTGTGTTGTCATATAATTACTCCTTTCCGTGAAGTGATTTGAAAGTTTGATAGTTATATCAGCTTACGTCTTTCGTGTCAAGCCAATTATCACCAATTTTTGCTTCTAATAACAGTGGTACATTAAATACGCACCCCCACCGTAATTGGATGAGTTTTGGTAAAACTCTGTTTGTTTCATTGATGACTTCAATTACACTCCTTTCTTCATCTGGATGTACATCAATGACGATACTATCATGCACTGTATTTACTATACATGATTTCATGTGTGATAGCAACTTTTCTATGTGTAATAATGCCACAGGCACAATGTCTGCTGTAGCAAATGACTGCACAGGGTAGTTTTTTATCTGTGTAAAGTTAGATACACGACCATGTGCATTACGTACTACATCAGGAAAAGCAAACTCTCTGCCTGATGGTGTAGTAATCTTACGTGTGTTCATAGCCTCTTTAGCCAATCTGGTATGCCAAAGCCCAATTCCTTCGTACTTTTCCGTGAAGTGTTCGTAGTATTTTGCTTCGGCAGGTGTGCGTCCGAACCCCGTTGCCCCGTAAAGGGGCGCAAAGGTGTGAGCCTTCGCTTCTTGGCGACTCGTAGGTTGACCAGCATCAGAAATAACTTTACTCGTATATGAGTGAACATCAAACCCAGTTGAAACTTCTTCAATTGCTACTCCATCTTGTGATAGGAATGCAGCGGCACGAAACTCTAACTGTGCAAAGTCTGCTTCCATAATTTTACCACCATCCCACCGGGATACAAACACCTTCTTCACAGGGAATGTACCACCACGTGGCATGT